ATTTTGAAAATTAAAATCAGTGGCAACAGGACTTGCTGAATTAGCACTTGCTTTTAGTATCGGAGTATCATTTAAAAATATATCTTTTTTAGCAGCATTACTATAAGCATCTGTATTTTTTGTTCTACCTTCTCTAGATGCAGTAGCAAAACCCTCAATCTCACCTTCAGATATAAGATCGAGAAAAGTAGCAAACTGTCTACTATGTAAAGTATCAGGAGTTCTAGTTGGTTGAGGTGGAGTTGGAGGAGGAGCAGGTCTAAAAACACCTCCAGAACCCGTAATCTTTTTTGGTGCGTCTGTCATGCTTGTACCTGCTCGGTGTCTATAGCTCCAGAAATTACTATAGATCCAGTAATAATCTCACCATACACAACAGGAACAGGTGTGCCAGCCCTTCCTGTATTTTGAGTTCCTGAGAAATTAAAAGATATTCTAGGATCTTCTTCTGAACTAAAATCAGGAGCTTTTGGCAAAGGAAAAAGCATTTCACTTACACCTTGCAAAACTAAAGATGCTCCTATGGCACTAGCAGCAGTTCCGATGGTGGCATACAGTCCAGCTTTTGCTACTGGTCCTCCAAAAATACCAAATGCAGTATTACCAAATAATCCACCACCAGGCATCATCAAACTAAATCCGATTAAAGCAACACCAGCTATAGCTCTTCCTACACCTCCCGAACCACTGATAACAGGAATAATATGTATATCTTCTTTTTCTCCTATAGGATTTTGTATCTCTTCTTTATCAATCTCGTAATTACCAACCTTTACCTGATAATAATGAGGATTCATATATTGTTCTATACCTTCAAAATTATGTACTAAGAAACTTATTGCCTTTGGTACGTTGTTAACTTCTATATCAAACTCCTTGTGTCCAACGAAAGTAGCAAGCTCTCCGTATAATTTTAATTTACGCAACATAACGATACCTACCTCCTGTACATTTCATTAACCATTGAGAATAAGGTTCTCTACAGGATAGTCTATCGGTTAAATGATGTAAAACATCTCCATCTATAAAAATAGCCACATGATTCAAACCTGGCGATCCAATAGACATGAGTATAGCGTCACCATTTTCCATCTTTTCATCTGGTCTTAATTCTCTAAACCCTGTTCTCCACGCACAGCTTTGAAACAATGGGTTTAAGATAAATTCTTCTGGAGTTGTAGGTCTATCCCAATCTTTTAATTCAACACCTCTATTTTCTTTATACCAATCTCTTACTAAACTCCAGCAGTCAGTTACACCCCAAACCCACGGTCTACCTAATAATGCTGGTTTATATCCGCAAGGCTCTAGGTATGCCCACTCTTCAGTTTTAGGGTTAACAATGTGCCACGGAAGATTGCTTTGTTCGCAACTAATTTTATCAGCTTGACTAGGTGTGGGTGGTGTAATTGGATGACTATGGACAACAGCAGTAATCTCACCTGTGTTATCTGCTCGTACATAATCTTCTGGGTCGATTATGAAACATTGATGATCTGTCATAGATAAATTACGACAAGGAAAATACTTTTCCTTACCTTTTACATTTACCAATAAACCGCAAGCCTCTTTTGGATCTTCACGTTGAGCATGAAGTAATGCTTTGTACTTCCAAGTCATGTTACAAAATTACCTATAGATGGAAAGTCTCTTCTAGTACATTGACGTTGAGGTGCTCTTACTCCCACCATGTCTATTGCTGCTGCTAATTCAAACTGTACGATCTCTCTAGTTTCTGTGGATTTTCTATCTATTTTAAAAATTTGTCTGGGATGTTCTGCTGTAGGATCTGGTGTTCCTAGTGGATTTGTACCACCAGGAAAATTTACCGCATCAAGATAACGTGCTTGAGTTCTGATTCTTGTAACAACAGCATTTGCTAAATCATTACCAGCAGTTACTTTATTTACGTTTAACAAAATTGCAGTAATCGTACCAAGTGCATTGCTTATTGTAAGAGTTGGTCTAGGTAGTTGGCCTCTTTGAAAAGCAAAACCTTCAGCTTCTATTGGCATCCTCAAGTATTGATCTCCAGCCCATATAATATCTCCATTATTGTTTATATTTGTACCGTTGTGAAATCTATAAATCTGACTAGAACCATGTAACTCTAAATCTGTTTCAAGAGTAAATAATTCAATAATTGCGGATGGATTTATCTTTTGTAAGTCAGTAACAATAGGAGCAGTACTCATGGTTCAAACACCTCTCTAAATGTTGCTTGGATCGTTGCTCTGTTGTTGTATGGTATTGTTTTATTCCATTGTTCGCAAACAAATTTCATTGTGTCGGATTCTTCGGGTAAGAAACCGCTAGGAAAATTAAAACTATCACTATCTAATGCACGGGCATCAAGGAAACTTTCTATAGTCGCTGCTTCTGTTTCCGAAACCTCATAAGTAAGATTAAAAACTTTTGGATTTTGATGTTGTGCCAATCCAAATAACAACCGATGTTCAAATCCATCTGCAAAACGAACTGTTACAGTTTTTGGTGCAGATCTTTTTTGTTGCCCATAAACAGGCTTGATCGAAGGAAACGTAGCCATTATGCAAGGATACCTCCAGGTCTCTTTTGCTTAACTAATTCTGATTGTATAGCAACTGAAATCATACGACCAAGTTCTCTGCCTTGTTGTTCATCTCCTTCAACTGAAGAGCCAGAGGCATCTACATTTACAACTATATTTGTTGAGCCTCCACCAATATCATTATTTGGAGTTATTCTGCCTCCTGTATTTGGTGTAAACATTTCTGGGCCACGCTCTCCAACCATATAACTCTTACCCGTGCTAACAGGACCACCATTAGCTCTTGCAAAGAATCTAGAACCTGGGAATAAACCACCGAGTAAAGCATTTACACCATAACTAATAAGAGATCTTTGAATCTGACTAAATACACTTCTAGCAACATCTCCAAGAGTTTTAGTACCGTCTATTGCACCTTGAATAGCATCAACTATTCCAGTTTCTATAGCTGTTCCGATACCTTCATATAAAGACTTTAGTTTCATTTCCTGCTTTGTTAATTGATCGTTTATTCTTGTTCTTGCAGCGTCTATATTTGCGATTGCTTTTTTAACTAATAGTATTTCTTCTTCAACACTCTTAGCAGCTCTAAGTTCTTCACCTAACTTATTTTGTATTCTTACTTTTTCTAGCTCAAACTGTAATCTTCTGGCTGTTTCATCATCTCCGACATTTATAGCTTTAGTTATTTTTGACTGTATTTGTGACTCTTGTGTTATCAGATTAATTCTTCTTTGTAATTTTTCATTTCTTGACTGTTCTTTTTCATCTATTAATAATAGTTGGTTATCTATTTTAAATATACTTTCACGCAACTTATCCGCAAAGTTTTTAGATATCTCTGCTCTAACCCCTGGATCTTCTTGACCTTCTAAGGCTTTAGCTAAACCTCTTCTATTATCAATAGCTATTATTTGCTTCTGTAACTCTAGATTTTTTCTCTGTGCTTCAAATGTCTGTGCTGCTTTTCCTATTGTTTTTTGCTGTTCAATAGTAAACTTTGTAAAACTAGCATCTCCCTCTAATCTAAGTTGTCTTCTTAGTTCTTGAGCTTTACCTAGAGCCTCCTGTAGTCGTTTATTGAATTTTTCAAAGAAATCATCAACAACACCTAAATCTGGTATCAAACTTCTTAGAGTGGATACTCCTCTGTTAAACGTCTTAAATAACTCAGCAACTAGGAAAGATATAGTTCCGATTCCTGTTAGTAGCGGTCCACCGACAATAGCTAAAGTTGTACCAGCACTGTTAACAAGTTCGCTAAATCCTGCATTTAGAAGTTGTACCTGCCTGTTCACATCTCTGGTTACGTCAGCAGATGCACCTGTTCTCTTCTCTACTTCCCTAGCTAATATTGCTCTTGCCTCATCCTGTCTGCCCAGTTCTTTCAGTATGTTTACCTGTGCTCTTAGTTCTCCGCTAATTATGATGCTCTGTTCTTCTAATTTATCAAAACTTATCTGATCTATTGCATCGCCTAGAGCATTTGCTCTTCTTACAAGCTGCTCAAGCTGAGTACCTATTGCACTACCAAATATCTGTGCACCAAACTCTTCCCCTGGTTTTGCTCCAAGACTACCGAGAACACTACCAGCAACAGATCCAACACCTCCACCAAATAGTAGAGGGAAACCTGCACCAAGTAATCTACCCTGTCTCTGTTTTGCTCTCTGTCTATCTGATTGTTTTTCTTCCTGCTTTTGCTGGTTTAATCTTCTCTTACGTACATTGAACAGATCCATCTCCATGCGAAGTCTATGCTCTAGTTGATCGTTTATCTTTTCATCTGTTTTTAGTTCCTCTTTCTTATCTTTTACTTTCTTCTTGGGTTTTGCTATACCAGCAGCAGTATCGGATGCTTTTTGTATATCTGCATTTATCTTCAACTGTTTACCTATGGCCTGACTTATATCTAAGAAGTCTTTTGAGTTTACTTCAGCCAGTTCCAGCATCCTGTTAAGGAGGCCCATAGCCTCTCTACCAGCAAGCATAGTCTTTGGAAATGCCTCTATTTCTTTCAGTCTGGCTTTTACGTTTGCACCAGTAGCACCTGGATTCAACGCTTTTTTATCACCACTTGCCATTGCAAAAGCAACAGCTTCCATTCGTATCTTTTTAAAGTTACCTGCAAGTAAAGCAGTTGCCTTATTTTGTCTTTCGGCTGCACTATTGGCTGCGTCAAATGCTGCTCTTACCTGAGAAAGTTGATCTCTTACTTTCCCTATTGATCTCCCAAAACCATCGGTTCTAAAAGGGTTAAATAATTTTGCAGCTATTTCATTACCTTTTTCTATTTCTTTTCTTAGCTGCTCCATTCTCTTTTGAGCAGCAGAAGTCTTTATTTTTACAGGTTTCTTACTAAGCCTATCTACAGTTTTTTCTAACTGAGCTATCTTTTTTAAGGAGTCTTTTAACTCCTTATCTATCGTTTTTATCCTTATATTTAGATTCTTCTCTGCCATTTCGACCTAAATAAACAAGTATATAGACTATTCTACCGTGATTTGGGTATAACGCTTCTTCTTTGTGTCCTATCCTGTGCTTTTTCTTGTTCTTCGTTACGTATTTTATAAAATGCAGCCCAACCAACCATTTCTTCTACAGTTAATTTACTGCACAGATCCACTACAGTTATCTTCAATTCATTTGCTAAAGAGTATATGAACATCCAGTCGGGGTTAGCTTTTCAATTCGGCCTTAGCCTCATCTACCTCCTTTTCTGCTCCTGCCTGTAACATTTCAAGCTGTATCTCCTGTAAAACGCTGGCTGCTACTTCTCTACGTAAAGAAGCCTTATCACCATCGGCAAATATCCGTTTTCCTCCTTTATCTATTGCTTTTTCTATCATCAGTTGTAAAGCAAAGTCACTACTATCATCCGATCCACTCTTTTTCTGTATCATTTCACGTTCAGCTATTGTAAGTGGATGCCAGTAGACAGTAAGCACTATCTCTCCTTGAGAATCTTTGATGTCATATTTATAGAGTTGACTCACTCCAAAATTATTCTTAAGAAGATCAATAGCTCTGGTCATAATTCTGTTAGATTGCTACTCTAATATACTACGAATTGGCAGAAAAAGCACAAGATACGATACCTAAGAAATGTGATCTATCCTCAACATCAATAGGTATAGGCCCACTTATCTCTCCTACTCTAGGCTTGCAGCTAAAGGTATCTGTGTAATCAGAAGCGTTTATAGATGTTAAACCAGATATTACGGATTCTCCTACAGCAGATAGCACAGAAGTACCTTTATTTTTAGGTACATAAATATTACATTGGACCGCACCAGAATAAAATGTAGAGGCAGCTCCATGTGCTTGTATTGTAGCTTGATTAAAAGTTACTGATATAACAACGTAAGTTATTGTTTTACCAGGCAAGGTTTGTGGAATATTGTCATAAATAAGTTTCACTCTTGGGTCAGAATCATTTACTGAATCTGTTATAGCTTTTTCAAAAGCTGCTCTTGCGTTTACTAAAGTCATAATGATCTATCTGCATCTGGTGTAGACAGTCTGATGTCAGGTTTTCTACTGAATACCATTTCAGCTACTTCCGAAAGTGATTCAAAATAAGAAATTACATTACTGTTAGGTGAAGCTAAAGCATAACTAGCATAATTAGCTGTATTTCCTACAAATGCAGTTTCTCCAAACTTAAATTTAGGTCTATTTCTGTGTCTTGGTTGTATAATCGGTTCTCTTTCCATACCCCTTTGTTTATCTGATTTTACCTGTGTCCAAGGCGATTCCAGTGGGTCTACTGCTTGAGGGCGTGATCTATCAGCTTTCCAGCTAGAAGCAAAGAAACCTGTATATTGTGGGCTTACTTCTTTAGCAGGTAAATCTCTTAAAAGTCTTACTATCAAATCATTAAAAGACTGATTGAGTTCTGCTCTTGTTTCTTTTTCTATGCCATCTGTGAAAGGAGTATCACTCATTAGAACCTCACTAATAAAGTAAACAGGTAAGTTTGACCACCCTGTTTTGTGTCAATGTTTACTATCTGTGCAGTTCTGGTAGATCCTGCATAAGTTAATACTATCTCATCTTCCATATTTGGTTGATTGTCTCCTATAAGATCAGGCGTTATGTAAACTTTTGCTTGTCTTATTTCTAATGTTAAATCTTCTGTAGACCTAACAAACTCCACGGGAACTTTTAAACCAGAATAGGTAGTGTCTATAGTTACGTTCTTTCCTTTAGCTACATCGTAACTTGAAACTCCTTTTCTTATATAGGAGATGGTACTGTCAAAAGAAGTGCCTAAATCTGCAACAACCTGTTTGGCTACTGATCTAAATAGTGTATCTAGTTGTCCTGCCATTATCCTCTAACCACTCTCATCTGAAAA